TAGGCATCGTCATTCCTCCAGAACAAGGTAGCACGCCTCCGTGCCGAACGCCTCGTAGTTCGGGTAGTCGTCGCCGTCGCACACGAACCTGAATGAACCGCCGATGGCGTAATCCACAGACTTCGGGAAAATCGGTTCGTTGGGGAGGCACGGACGCCCTGCGCAGACCAGCTCGCCGTTCACGGAGACGCTTGCGTACACTATCCCTTTAAAGGTGCGTAGCGAGACGGCTACCGAGTTGCCGCTGCACGTAGTGGTGAATCTCTGGTTCGGGTATCTTACGAGGTCGAATCTTCTTGTCATATCGCATACCCTCCTGAGAATCCCGTGTCGCGGAAGTCGCTGTTCGAGCTGTTTCTTGACGACCCTCCTCCGTCCCTCTGCACCATCATCATGTGCGTGAACACGAGCTCGCACTGAATCCAGTCGTATTTCTCGAAGTTGCGTTCATGCGGGAACTGGACGAGCGCGAGGTCGCGGTATCCGTTGTATCCGTCGGTCGCGGAGAAGAACTCGAAGTCGCGCGTCTCGATCATGCGGTTCAGCGCCTTTATCGTGGACTGGGAGGAAGTCGTGCCGTCGATCACTATCGTCCCCTTCACGACGAGGTCGTACGGCTCGACGACCTTGTTGTCGAACGAGGTCTGCCCGGTCTCTATCGGCGCCCCTATGACCTTCGCCTTCCTGACACACTTCATGCTGTCGACGAGAAACCCCGTCAGTTCGTTGCTCATGTCGTTGCCGGAGAATACGCGCGCGCGGTGCTGGGTGTCGTCTGCCATGAAATTCCCTCCTCTATACCATTACCCTGCTGTCCATCGAGTTCAGGATGTTTGCGTGGCTGCCGGACGTGCTCTCGGCGATGCCCTCCATGTTCCTGATGAAGTCCTCTGGGTTGTCCGTGTTCACGTCGACCCTGTTGATGTAGACGGCGTGGCTGCTGTTAGATACGCTATTGTTGGTAGTGGACCCTCCCGACGACTCGGATTCGTTCAGGCTTTCGGCCGCCTCTCCGGTCGCCTTGATGTTCTTCTGGATGTTATCGAATTGTAGAACGTCAAGTGCGTCCTCGAACTCCTTGCGTGAGTATCCGGTAGATTCCATGTCCCTTGCGGCAGCGCCGGACATTCCCGGAATCGAAAGGAATGCAGACTCGATGAAGTCTCCGACGCCAGCCTCCGACGTAAATCCGAGTGTCCTAACGACGTCCACTTTCCTCTTGTTGGCCGAGATGCGCCTCGACTGGTCTGGAGTAAGGTGTCCGCTCTTCGACATTATGTCTATGAGCGCCATCGTAGTTTCGTCTATTCCGAGGTCCTTTGCGACGAACGTCCTCTCGCGGGCGGACATCCCTCCCATCGACGATCCGAGCGCGGATATAATCGCCTCGGGGTCGCCGAACTGGGTGGTGAGCTTTCCGTACAGCCTGCTTATCTCGCCTGGGTCCTTTAGCCCCGCGAGGTATGCCGCGTTCTGGAACTCCTTGCTCGGCATGCCGTATAGGTTCGCGGCGTTCTGCCATCCGGTAACCGTCGAGTTTGCCCTGTCGGATGCCGCGAATGCCGCAACGATTGCGCCATAGATTGCCGCAGACACTCCGGCGACTGGATTCTGCACCATCCTTCCGAGCATCGGGCCTATGAACGGCGTCTTCTTTACTCCGGCAAGAGATTTGCTTATCGCCAGAAGCGACTTCGTGGACAGCTTCGAGTCCTTGAAGAAAGGCGGAAGCTCCTTGAGGAGTCTCTGCCTGAATACCTGCTCTGCGCCATCGCGTCCAAACCTACCCTTGTTTTCATGGATGAACCTTTCGTAGTCGTCCATTCCCTCGAGCGCAACAGCGGCCCTCCTTGAACGCTTGGTCCTGTTTCTGCGTATATTCCTTCTTGTCTGCTCCTGCTCCTCCTCTCGAAGATAGGAGAAGTCGTCGCGTACTCCCGTGTCTGCGCCTAACGCGTACTGCACCTCGTCCGGCAAAACAAGCGACTTGCGCAGGTCTTGGGACATCATCGTGTCAAACCGACTTCTTTCGTTTTGCCTTATCTCCGTATCGTGAAGATAGGAGAAGTCGTCGCGCACTCCCGTGTCTGCGCCTAACGCATATGCCCACTTTTTGTCGTTTGCATCAGCTTTTTTCAAGGGGGAGTCCATCAACTTTAGGTATCTGGACAATTCCTCATCTGTGGATTTTGCTGGTTTTCCGATTAGCCCCCCAAGCTCCTTGTAGAACCTCTCGCGCTTCTTTAGTACGCCGATGACTCTTGACGCGGCGCTTATCTTCTTGTTCCCCTCGGATACAATGTCCGACCACTCGGATTCATCGTCGAAGAGATTTTCTATGGCCGCCTCCATGGACGCATTGAGCTTGCGGAATTTACTATATCCCGTAAGATGCTTGAACGCCTCCGCAAGCATCTTAGTCAAAGCCTTGTTGTCTATGTCGTCGGACGCCATCTTAGCCCCTCTTCATCTTAGCCTCAAGCCTCAATCTTTCGGCATTTTGCCATTCGTTGTACTTCTTGGTGTAGTACACCTCCCACAGATTGTACATATCCTCCATCGAATAGCACTCGCGGAGCTCCCGAAGGGTCGCCTGCCCAGACTGAAGGACCTGTGCGACCATCGGGCTCATGTTTCGGGACGGATTCTGCGGGTTTACGACTCGGATTCCACCGCCTCCTCCAGTCCCAATACGTCGAGGAGGCTTCCATCTGTTAAAAAACCCCAGTTCTCCTTCACCATCGCGACGCACAGGCGGGCCTGAACTGCCTTTTTGCCCTGTAGATAGCCGTTTATGCGCGTTTCGGTGTCGAGAGAGAACCAGTTGTCGTCTACTCTGACGGCGACATACGACAAAATCGCCCTCACGACGTCTGTTGTGAGCATCGTGAGGCCGATATACCCGTATTCCTTATAGGATTTCGCCACCTCGCGGTAGATTTCCTGCGCCTCGAGCGCCGGAATCTGCGAAATGGCGTACGTTTGGCCGTCGATCACAACCTCTTTCGGCTTTATGAACTTCGCGTAGTCCATTTTCCCTTTCCTCCCATTACCGAATTACGACCTCGAGAGGCTTTCAGCCTCGAACGTGTATGTCCTTGCAGAAAGACGGCCTTCAGCTGACGTGGACGGACCCGTGGGTCCACTCTTGATGCGGCAGTTGGTGTACGAATACGACCTGCTTCCGGTCCTGCGTCCCGACGCATTGATGTCCGGCACCTTGATGGTGCAGTCGCACAGGAGCTGCGGCACGGAGGTGACCCCTCCCGGCTGGATGAGCGACTTCTGTAGGAACGCCCAGAGCTTGTCGTCCTCGGGCGAGCCGGGGATGACCGTGACGCTGAACGGATAGACGCTCGGGGTGCGCGACGAGATCATCGTGCCGTTGAGGTTCTTTCTGTTCGTGGACGCGTCGACGTCCGGCGCGTCAAAGGGGGTCCCTTCGTCCGCGAAGTTCGTGATTTCGCACGACAGTCCGCGAGAGAACGAGATTATCGTTCCGACGGCGGATATGTCGAATGCCTGAGTGATGTCTGCCATTTGCTTTTCCTCCTGTTAGACTACGATGTGAGTGCCGTCAACCTTGACGATGTGGTCGCCCTTGCCGTAGATGAGCGTATACTGGACATGGTACTTGCCGCTGACCTGAACGATCTGCGTCGAGACGTAGTATCCGGTCGACTGCACCTGATCCGCGGCAGCATCGTTGCCGGCGTAGGTGTTCACAGCGGCGATCTGCTCGGCGGAAAGCGGCTTGTCGATGAGGATGCAGCCGTTTCCGATTGCGCGGTTCGCAACGCCGAGTATGAGGTTCGTGACCTTCGCCTCGCCGGAAAGGTCTGCCGCGAGCTTCTGTACGGAGAGCTGGAGATTGAAGTATCCCGCCTCGATCTGCCCCTTGACCCATGCCGCGTCGCGCATCGTCCCCATGTCCACGCCGTTCATGTTGACGCCTGTCTGGTAGAACGAGATCGTGTTGCCGTAGGTCTTGACCTCGCCGATATAGTTGATGTGCTTCGCGTCGTATGAGGTCTTGAGCGCCTGCGTGGTGACCTCCGCTGGGAATCCGCCGAACTGCTTGTAGTCGATGGTTCCAGCCGATCCGGTTACGTTGTAGTTAACGGAAGCGTACCACGCGACGGCAGGGGCCGCGCCAAGGTTCGTCTCGCCAGTTCCGGGCGTGCTTGCGACGAGGTGCGTCATCGTGAGCCCGTCGAGCGCAGTCGCATAGGAGACAACGTCCGTCGCGTCCGCTGCAACCACGAGCTGGAGCATCGCGTCCGATCCGTCGTTCGCCGTAGCAACCTCGAGGATGCCTCCGCCAGTCGCGGTTCCGAGCTTGAAGTCTCCGAGGAACGTAAACGCCCCGAAGTTCACCGTGTCCTCCACGCAGGCGTCGTATGCGGCCTTTGCGGTTGTCAGCACCTTGCAGAAGTTGAGGATTGACGGAGTACGGGTCCCGCCGCTGTAGCCGAAGTACGCTCCGGCGAACGAAGCCTCGTCGCTGTCCGTGTCGAAGCATGCGGCGACGCCCGTGGAGTCGAGCGCGACCGGATGCCCGAGGTCGTAGCTTGCCTTGACTGCGGCGTACTCGGAAGGGACAGTCTCTTTCATGTCGCCCTCGGTGAACACCATTCCAGAGAAGTCGCGCTCCCCGACGACGGTCGAAGACGGGCGCGTCTTTATCTCTATGTAATTCCTGATTGGAATCGCCATTTCGTTTCTCCTGTTTTATACGGGATAAATCTTGGGGACGAGAGCGTCCAGTTCGATTTCGCCCGCGCTTACCTCCTTCGGCACAATGATCTTCACCGTGAAGACCGCGCGCTTCTGGTACAAGTCACTATTGTCATTATACACAAAAATGCTGTCGGAATCAATACGGAGATTTGACATTTTGCTTTTTCGCAGAACGTCGCATCCCCTGCCGTTGAACCACGCTATGAGGTCCGAGCATGCGTCCTCTGGAAACTGGTCCGTCGGAACGGCCGCCTGCTTGCGCTTGCACACGCAGTGTATCTGCCACCGCTGCTCCTCGAACCAGTTGTCGTGCCGCGTCAACTCGTTGCCGGCCACGCCGTAGCTCCAGCCCTGCCAGCCGACCCTCCTTCCGCCGACGAGGTTCATCAGCACAACGCGATCCGCCTTCTGGAACGAGGCGTTGGCAAACTCCATGACTGCCCAGCCGGGCCTCTGCATGAACTCGAGCCCCTCCTCGATGCACGATTTCAGGACGGCCTGAACCTCAAGCCTGCTCTTCTTCAGCTCGCTCATGATTCATCCTCCTCTGTTGATTCGTTGTCAATAACTTGTACACAGTAGCAACGCTTCCAGCCGTTGTATCCGAACTCCTCCCAGTCCTCGGTCTGTATGACGTTGAACACCTTGCCATTGATCCTGAACTGGTCCGCGCTGTGCTGCTCGCATACCGTGCGAACGTCGATGTTGTCGACATAGACCGTGTAGTAGTTGCGCGAGAAATCGAGGCCCATGTCCTTGTAGTCGCGCTCGTTGATGTTCTTTCCGCCGAACGACGATATGATTCCGGGCATGGCGTGCGCGAGGATCGGTGTCCAGTCGCCGTATGTAGACGACGCAATTCCGTACTCGCTTACGACAGAGTCGTTAGCCTTGCGCCATTCTATCCTCTGACGGGGGATTATCCTGTTCGCCAGTTTGTGAAGATTGGTGAATATGCTCATTCCAGAAAGTCCTCCATTTCGCGGCGCGAGTATCCGAACTTCGCGCACTCCCTGTAGAGTTCTGAAAGGCGCTGCCTTGCGGCGCTTCTTCCCTCGAACGTAGTCTCCCTGTCGGCGAGAAGCGCGTTGATGGAGACGATCTGCGACAGAATGGAGTCGAACCTCTTCTGCGCAAGCTGCTGAAGCGCGGGGTCGATTTCGGTACCGTTTCTCAGAGCCTCGAAGAACGCGTCAAGTGCGCTCGTCTTTACGCTCCTTGCGGAGACCTTCTTCACTGGCGCGGGCTTCGTCTTCTCGGATTTCCTCATCTGCCTTGCAGTCAATCCGCCCATGCGCGTCTTTTCGTAGTGCGCCTTTAGGCTGGCACTCATCTTCTTCCTGTACTGGCTTCCGAAGTCGGCCACCCTGATTACGCGGTAGCGTATCGCCTTGAAGAGCCTTCCGGTTTCCATCAGCGGCTCATCGATGCCGGAAGCGCCGTCGTATGAGGCAAGTCCGTGCTCCTGTCTGCGTTCGCGCTTCTTGATGGTACTCTCGTCGAGGGGCGCCTTGTTCGCGGAAGAGCCACTTGCGAACGTCGGTATAGACAGCTCACCTGAGATGTAGTCCCTGACTGCGTCCCTTATGTCCCTTGCAAGCGCCATCAGCTTTGGCCTGATATTATGGTAGCTGCGCTCCGATCTTGCGTGCCTCTTGATTATGTCGGTTATCCTTCGTCCGGTATGCAATCTTGCCTTTTCTCCGCGTATCAGCGACAGCGGATCGTAGCCCTTGCTTGCGAGGTTATCGAACAGCTCTGTGTAGCTGGACACGTTGCCTTCGACGTTCGTATGCTCATCGGAATAGAGACATCCAATCTGTATCGCATACTGCGGAGCCCCACCGATGGCCTCGAAGTCAGACGTCCTGATAATCGGCATGAAAGTCACGACTGGCGTCGCTGACGATGTGCCGAAGTCATCTGGAAGCTCGACCATTACTCGGCTCCTATATCAGGTCCCTGACGCTGTCGCACGGGGTGTTGATGAATATACCGGGCGCGCACTGCGTGTCGAGGTACGCAAGCAGCTCGCGCCCGTACTTCGTCTGGTTGAGCCAGTAGTTCCAGTCGTCCGAGTTGAACGAATTGGGCTTGGTCGCCTCGATGGAGACCGAGCCTACGGTCGCCTTGAAGGGAGTTCCTGCGAGAGACGAACCGGGGTCGTCCGTGTCGTCCTGCGCGTCGAGGGTGATGAGATGCGCCGTCATGAGGAACAGCGCATACTCCCTGTAGTGTCCGACCATCGGCATTCCCGGCACGGAGTGCGTGATGTGCATCATCGCCCTGTCGCCGTAGTTCTGGAGGTTGGCTATCGGATACTTCTCCGAGTCGTCGAACTCTGGGAACCTTGCGAGGAAACTCTCGAGCGGGAATGCTGACGGTCCAAACATCTCGTACTCCTTATCCGCGCCTTCCGCGCTTGCTGGACTGCCTGTTGCGCTCCTTCACGTAGCCCGGCAGTCCGGCCTCCTGTTTGCGAATCCTGAGCGGGCTGACCTCCTCCTGAACATCGGAGATGTCAACTCCGCCGCCCTTCGTGATCTTGCCTCCGGCGCGCTTCATCTCGTCTTCGGTGATGGGCCTCGTCGGGATATGCTCGTCGGGCAGCATCTCCTTGTTGGCGATCTCGTCGCCCTTGTCCTGAGACACCTTCTTGTTGCGGTACACGACGATGATTCCGCGCTTGACGTCGGAGTTGAACTTGGGTATTCTCTCGAGCTTCGCCAGCGTCTCGTCGTCGACGAACGTCAGCACGCTTGCGGGTATGAGCGTCTTCCTGTGCTCGAGCGGCGTGCCGGAGAGAAGCTCTCCGCCACCGACTATTCCGGCTCCCCCGTTTATGACGATTCCGGGCCCCTGCTGGTGGAACTGCCCGTTTATCTTCGCCCACTCGGTGTACACGAACGGGCTGGTCCTCTTGGAAATGATTGTATGCGTCTTGGCCATTTTTATTCTCCAACGGTTTAATGGATGAATGTGCCGCAGAAAAGTTCAGGGGTGGGCGCACGCGGCGATGCGCACCACCCCTTTTCCTTGGAGCCCTTACGAGCCCGAGGAGCCGTCCGCCGACCAGAAGGCAACGGCGAGCGGTGCGGCGACAAGCGCGCCAGCGACGGAGGAGGAGTAGGACTCCTCGCGTCCCTTGAGCGACGGCATTGCGCCGACGAGGTGGAGCTTGCTCGTCTCGAACAGGTTGATGGTGTCCATGCCGACCTCGGGGATCGACTTGACGAAGACCATCATCATCGGATCGCCGTCGTCCGCGGTGTCGAGCTCGGGCTTGAAGGAGACGGTTGCCGTCTTCCAGTTCTCGCCGAGCCACTTGAACGCCGTGTATCCGGTGACGGTGTTCGGGACCGTGAACGCGGACTGCCACGCGAGCGGGCACGCGATCTCGACCGCGATGGACTCGATGTCCCCGGCGGAACCCTGGAGGTCGTTGACAAGCGACTGCTTGACAAGGCGCAGGGCGGCGCACATGTCGTCGACCGTGATGTTCTGGGAACCCGGGTCGACGGGGAGGTTGCGCTTGCGTCCGGCGAGGTTCGGCTCGTTGAGCACGCCGTAGAGCTTCTTGTTCCACGTTCCGCCGCTCATCGCAACGGCAGCTCCGTTCCAGAAGAACTCGTTCGTCCAGATGGAGTTGTTAAGCGTGATGGCGTCCATCTTGTCCTTGTACGCGTTGCGGCGCATGACGGACGCGACGGCCTCCTCGAGCTTCGTGACCTCGAGCGCCCACTCGAGACGGAGCGTGTCGCGGACATCCCAGCCGTAGTTGTACGCGGCGTAGGGAGCGCGGGTCCAGTCGTCGTAGAGCGAGGCAGACGCGGTGAGCTCGCGGAGCTTGAACGCGATGCGCTCGGTCGTCCAGTCGCCGACCTTCTTGACGCCGAACGTCTGGGCCGCTGTACGGCCGCGGTACAGCACGTTGATCGTCTGCTCGTGGAAGATCGTGAAGAACTGCCCGAGGGCGTCGATGTTGGGGTCGCCGAGCACAAGGCCCGCGTCCTTCGCGATGGTCTCGACGGCCTTCTTGAATCCGGGATCGGACTCGAGGGCGTACTTGACCGCGTTCATGTCGCAGGTGAAGCCCATCTTGGCCGCGTCTTCGTAGCCGAAGGTGGATTTCTTCATGGCCTCGACAGCGCTGAATCCCTTGCGGCAGCTCTCGGCGGACGCAAAGTCAGTGACAATGAGTTCAGTAGGCATCTTTCATTCCTCCTTTACAGGAAACGGATAAGGGCGATTCCGCCGTCGGTGCCGAGGATTTCGGCGACCGTGCCTGAGGCGTCCACCTTCAGGGCATACGCCGACGAGTCGTAGGCGAGCTTCGCGCCCTTGACCCAGTTCGCGGCATCGCCCGCGGGAACCGCGACGTACCATGCGCCCTTCTTGGCGATGGCGACGGTCGAGCCAGCGGCGACGGCAAGCGTATGCTCGTCCGAGGGAAGCACCATGCGGACATGCTCGTTGGGGTTGACGAAAATGCCGACGGGCGTAGAGGCGGTGGCGGAGTACGGAACGGCGTTGCCATTCGCGTCAAGCGCGGCAACTCCGCCCATCGTAACACTGGCGCCTGCGATGTACGGGTCGGCAAAGTAAGGCTGGCCGTTTCCGTGCGTGCCGGGAACGCCATACGCCATGTCTTTGTTTATCGTAGTCTGCATTGTGTGCATCCTTTATTTACCGATTCGCCATGTATTCAGCGAACGAGACCCTTCCGGCGGTCTTCGCGTCGGACACGACCTTGTTCGCATTACTGACACCGCAGCCAGCGATGTAGCCCTCGAGGGCGGCGACCGCTCCCTCTGGTTTGCAATCCTTGAGAAACTTCGGCGCAGAGTCGAGTGCGCATACCTTGACGGCAAGGTCCTGCTCGGTCCTGATGCCGTCGGTGGCAACGGTCCCGAAGATCGGCTTGCACTTCTCGGCGAGCTCGATGACGCGCTTGTACTCGGCAATCGCCGCGTCGCACGCCTTCTGCTTCTCCTCTTCCGCCTTCTTGGCGTCCTCGGCGGCCTTTTCCTCGGCAGCCTTCTTCGCCTCCTCTTCCGCCTTGGCCTTCGCCTCGGCATCTTCGGCAGCCTTGCGAGCCGCCTCTTCTTTGGCCTTCTTCTCGGCCTCTTCCTGGGCCTTCTTCTCCTCTTCGGTCGGGGTGTTCAGAAAGTCCTTGCAGGCTGCCTTGACTTCGTCGGAGCAACCCTTGAGGGCTTCGATAACCTCATCCTTGGAGAGTTTGCTGATGTCCATTTTGGAGTTCTCCAGTGTTATCTTTTCGTCCCGAGCGAACACCCCGTCCGTGACGCGGCAATCGGGACCGTTCCTTGCCTCGTCAACCAACGCCAAATGGTTTCCGCATTTGAGGTCGGACTGGATGAAATCGTACTTCTCGCCGTTGAACACGCCCCTGCTCGGCGTGAACGAACACGAGTATGCGAGCGAAAGCTCCCTCTTGCCCTGCCTTATCTTGTCGAGGAGCGACGGAGACCAGACGTCGATGCGCCCCCTTAGCTCGTTTCCGACGAGCTTCACCTCCGTGAGCACGCCGGCCTCGCGCTTCGAGTCTGGGGATTCCATTCCGCCGACGTTCCCGATCACGGTGTGGTCGTCGAGCAGAGGCTTCGCGTTCAGCGACTCGATGAACTCCCTCTTGGATATCTCCGACACGGGGCGATACACGTTGTATATGCCGTTCGGCTTCAGGCCGAACTGCCCGACTGGGTCGATCTCCTTGCCCAAATACTGGCAAACGCATTCGCAGAAGAACTTGCAGTCCCTAAACGTCACGAATCCGTTCGCGTCTATCCTCTTTTTGCTCATCGTCAAATATATTACACTATTTTTTTACGGAGCGCAAGTGGGTTTATTCGGCCTCCGGCACGTCCGAGTGGTGGTTGTTCGGTTTCACGCCGCCCTTCTTTATGGCGTCGGCCTCCGCGGTGAACTTGGCGGCCCTCGCCTCCTCGTACATAATCTCCGCGCGCTCCTCGACCGTGGGCACGTCCACGTCGCCGAACGTCACGTCGAAGTCAATCGGCTTTCCGGTCATGCACGCCGTCGCTATGCGGCATGTCTGCTTGACCATCGGGATAAGCTCGTTCTTCTGGAGTATCTTCTCCTTCTGCGCGTACAGCTTCACCTCGTAGTTTCCGCTGTTAGCGAATCCAGTGAGTTGAGCCATCATGAACTTAGGAGCTGGTATGTCGACCTCCGCGCACAGGATTCCGTACTGAGCCGTAGTGAGCGGCATACACTCCGACAGGTATGAGTCCATCTGCTTCGCGTTCGAGTTGTGCGGCACGACCCTGACGCCCCAGTTGTCGGCGTTCGCGGAGCAGTTTTTCAGGAACTTCCTGCCCCATTCGGGGTTCGCCGTCATCTTGCGGACGTCCGCCTCCATGACGAACGTCCTCTTGCTCCTTAGGAGCATCGACGACTCATTCGCGCATACCTCGGCTGAGTACAGGCGCTCGAGGATCATCTGCGGAACGGAAGGACCCTGCCACTTGTACTGCGGCTGGTATATCTTGCTCGTCGGAACGTGCCTCCTGAAGAAGCACCATGACCTGTGGATGTTCTTGCGGTACTTCCCCTCGGAGTCGCCGTACACGTACCACCTCGTCGGCACCATGTAGAACTTGTATGTGGGGTCGTTCAGCTCGCGCGATCCGTCGTCGAACGACGGAGAGAGGTAGTACGGCTCTATGTTGGACCATCCGAGGAAGGTCTTGCCGCGCAGCTGCGAGTAGTCGACGAGCGGAACGGACATGTCCACGTCCTCGGCGAAGCAGGGAACCATTAGCGCCGCTCCGAAGCACCTCTTGTTGTGGTCGAACATTGTCATCGTCTCGTCGAGGTTAAACGACTCGGACGTGAACAGGTCGGTTAGCTCGGAGACGAGCTTCTTGTCCTTCTTGCCCTTGGGGGTGAAGTCGTAGCCTGCGGCGACCGCGTCCTCCCCGGGCATCGTGTCGGCCTTGTTGACGAAGCAGTTCTGGTCGAACCACGCGTTTATCTGGTCGCCGAGGTAGAAGTTGCGCGCCCCGAAGTGCTTGAGCGCCCTGCCCATCGGACCCTTGAGCCCGAACAGGTGCGAAGGCGGAACAGACCTGAACCCGAGCGGGATCGGCCCGTTGTACTCGACCGTTGGCTGCTGCTGCGGCGCGGAGTCGGCTACGAACCTCGTGCTCTTCACCGAGCTTGCGCCGTCCTTGTTGACGGGTATCTTCGCGGTCGTGTTTATGGACTCCATTATCTCGGATTCGCCGAGCTCCTCTACGACGTCGAAATACCCGGACTCCTTCATCTCCCTGATCTTCCTGTCAACCATCGACTCGACGGTCTCGTGGGAGCGAGTGTGGCTCTTCGCCTTCTTCTTGGATGTCTTTCTTGGTGTCATGGCGTTACCTCTGTTCGTGATTATACAAAATCTTCGTCTCCGAAGTCAACGCCGGAATCGTCGTCGTCGAACGGATCGTCGTCGCAGTCGTCGAATGAGTCGGCAGCTTCCGGTATGCCGTCTCCGTCGTCTTCGTCCTCGTTGTACTCGGAGTTCTTTATGTTCAGCCATTCGGAGTATCGGGAGCAGTCTGGGGAGTGGTCGCCCGAGGTTCCGGGCTCGTCGAGCCATCCGCGCCCGCCCGGTGCGAGCTTCGACTCGAACGACTGGTATTCGCTCG